ATTTGAAGGGTCATATCAAGCCTACAAAGCCGCACGAATGGCAGGGCGAATCCGCTAAATCAATCTTTTTTTAAGGAAATGAAATGAGCAACAATCTGCTTACCATCTCCATGATCACCAATGAAGCATTGATGGTTTTGGAAAACGAGTTGACCTTCTCCAGCGAAGTTGACCGCAACTATGACGATCAATTTGCCGTTAGCGGCGCAAAGATCGGTAACACCCTAAACGTTCGCCGTCCTGGTCGTTTCATTGGAACTACTGGCCCAGCATTGAACGTTGAGGACTTCAACGAAACCTCTGTGCCTGTCACTTTGACCACGCAGTTCCACGTTGATACCCAATTCACCACGCAAGATTTGGCCTTGTCATTGGATATGTTCTCTGACCGAGTGCTGAAACCCGCTGTGGCTGCTGTTGCCAACAAGATCGACTTTGACGGTCTGACGATGGCAAAGAACAACACCGCCAACATCGTTGGTACGGCTGGCACTCCCCCAACCTCCTTGCTCACCTACTTGACGGCTGGTGCGTATCTGGACAGCGAGGGCGCACCCCGTGATGGTCGCCGTTCTTGCATTGTTGAGCCTTTCACGGGCGCAACCATTGTTGACAGCTTGAAGGGTTTGTTTGTTCCATCCGATGTGATTGGCAAGCAATACCAAAAAGGCATGATGGGCCGTGATTCTGCTGGTATGAACTGGAAGATGGATCAGAACGTTGTAAACCAAACCTTTGGTTCTTACAGCGGTTACACCCTCTCCACCAACACCACCAGCATCGGCATCAGCACGGGTTGGGCACAAACCAGCAGCGTCACCTTGGTGGCATCTACTGGCTTGACGCTGAACCAAGGCGACACCATCCAGATCGCTGGCGTGTACGCTGTCAACCCCCAAAACCGTAGCGCATATGGTTCGGGCAAGTTGCGTAGCTTTGTGGTGACCTCGACCACCGCTGTGGCTACTGGCGGCGGTACTGCCGTGACCGTTTCCCCTGCCATCATCACTGGTGGTCAGTTCCAGAACGTCACCATTACCACCACCAGCGCAACCGCAGTTGTGACCCCGTTCAACAACACAGGTACTGTGTCGCCCCAAAACATCGTGATGCACAAAAACGCATTCACCTTGGCTACGGCTGACTTGGAACTGCCTGATGGCGTTGTGTTTGCTGGTCGCGCAAGCGATAAGGAATTGGGCTTGTCAATGCGTGTGGTTCGTCAGTACACCATCAATAACGATTCAATTCCGACTCGCGTTGATGTGCTGTACGGCTGGGCTCCTTTGTACCCTGAACTCGCTTGCCGAGTTGCAGCTTAATTAACATTGAAAGGACTTTAATCATGTCTAATCCAGGCGCAGCAAGCACCACCACCAACCATCCCAGTAACTTGGCAACCAATCAGGCATTGCGCTTGATTGCCTCTGCCCAAGGCGTTAACCTCAATGCTGTTGCTGACACTATCGCCCCCATTTTGGTGGCTGGTAACGTCAGCGTTCAAAGCATCATTGTTGCAAACGCCAGCATCAGCTTGACCACGGCACAACTTGCCGTGTACACAGGCCCAAGCGCTACTGGCACAGCAGTGAAATCAGCATATGCGTTGTCGGGTAATAACTCGACCACCGCAGTTGTTGTGACCGCCGCAACCTCAACCGCATCGATTACGGGCACACCCCTGTATATTCGTTGCACCACCGCCCAAGGCGCTGCCGCAACCGCAGATGTATTCATCTATGGTTACGACCTGACTTTCCTGCCTTAAAACGGCATGAACTAAGTGAAAGAGCCGCCCTCAAAAGGGGTGGCTTTTTCTTTTTTGAAGCATATAATTTGATGAACTGAAAGGCCAAGCCATGTCTAACTACGCACAGATTTCTGCCACCGCAATGGTGAAGAATCAACCTGGAAAACTAAAAGGCATTTTTGTTAGCACCATATCCAGCACCCCCACCGTGACTGTGTACGATGCCCAGACCCCTGGCACAGATGTGAAAATCATTGATACATTCACCATGACAGCGGCAACAAACATTAATTTTTATGATGGCATTAACTGTGAAAACGGCTTGTATGTCGTGATTTCTGGAACTGCAAGCATCACGGTTTATTTCGAGTAAGCCATGACCACAGCGGTCACCCAGACCACTAATTTTGTCCCTGTGCAGGGCGTTTTTGCGCCCGAGCCTACCTTTGCCCTTCAGTATTTTGTTGGCCCTGCTGGAACGCCTTTTTATGGCCCAGAAAACGCCTCATTCACGAATATCAGCACGGTAACGGGCACGATCACCACAACCCCAACAGGCGACACAGACATTGCCAATAAGGGGTATGTGGATTCGGTGGCGCAGGGTTTGGATGTAAAAGCATCGTGCGTGTATTCGACCACCAACAACATCACGCTGTCAGGCTTGGCGGTACAGGCAGGAGGCGATTGGGTTGCAACGCTGACCGCTGGCGACAGGATTCTGGTCAAAGATCAGACATTGAGCCAGTTCAACGGCATATATGTGGCATCTGCCAGCACTTGGGCACGATCTGCGGACATGAGTGTTTGGGCAGAAGTGCCATCAGCGTTCACCTTTATTGAATCTGGCACAACCTTGGCTGATACGGGCTGGGTGTGTACCTCAAACCAAGGCGGCACGATTGATGTGACCCCAATCACTTGGTCGCAGTTTTCTGGGGCTGGGTCTTACTTGGCTGGTATAGGCTTAACCCTGACAGGCAACACATTCAGCATCACAAACACAGCGGTGACTGCGGCGGCATATGGGTCGGCCTCCCAAGTGGCGACTTTTACGGTCAATTCACAAGGCCAAATTACCTTGGCGGCAAACGCCAGTATTGCCATTGCTGCCTCTCAAATCACCAGCGGCACGATTGACAGCGCCAGATTGTCGGGTAGTTATTCGGGCATAACTGGCTTGGGAACGCTGGGCGACTTGACGGTGACCAACACCATCACGGGTTCTGTATCGGGCAACGCTGGTACGGCTACAACAGCAACCAAGGCCACCAACATTGCGGGTGGTGCGGCTGGTTCATTGCCTTACCAAACAGCGGCAGATGTGACGGCATTTTTGGCGGCTGGGTCTAATGGTCAGGTCTTGACGTTGGCTAGTGGCGTTCCATCTTGGGCAACGCCTACAACGGGAACGGTCACATCGGTTGGCGGTACAGGCACGGTCTCAGGAATTTCCCTAAGTGGCACTGTGACCACCACAGGCAATTTGACTTTGGGCGGCGCATTAGATTTATCTGCGCCCCCTGCGATTGGCGGGACAACTGCCAATACGGTCAGAGGCACAACAATCACGGCAACGACTAAGTTTGTCGGGCCATTTTTTGAGGCTGCAACAAGTGCTGGCGGGGCTTTGCGTAATTTGGGCGGTACAAGTCAATTGTCTTGGGGCGCTGGTGGTGGTGACAATCTTTCATTGAGTGTTTCTACCAATATCAATGGTGCAAATGCACAGATTGACATAAGCCCAACGGGTACGGGTCATGTTCACATGAAACCCACAGGCACAGGTGCAATTGAAATTGCCCCAACAAGCCTTGGCACGATTAACAATATGTCGATTGGTGCAACCACCGCATCAACGGGCAAATTCACCACTATCGATTTCAGCAGCACATTGGCGGTTTCGGGTGCAACAGGTACAGCGGGGCAGGTTTTAACCTCCAATGGCGCAAGCGCCCCCACTTGGACAACCCCCACCGCCTATGCCACGGTCACAGATGATGTAACCACCAATGCGGTGCGTTATCCCCTCTTTGCAGACCAAACCACGGGCAACCTGACCACAAACTTTGTCAGTTCCACAAAGTACAACTTTAACCCCAGTTCTGGATTGTTGACCGCCACAGGGTTCAGCGGGTCAGGCGCAAGCCTGACAAGTCTCCCAGCGGGTCAGCTATCAGGCACGATTCCCAGCGGTGTATTGGGCAATTCAAGTCTTTACATTGGCACAACCTCAATTGCGCTGAATCGCTCAAGTAGCGCCCAATCCCTGACAGGCGTGAATATTGACGGTTCAGCAGGGTCAGCTACGACAGCGGGAACCGCAACAAACGCAACGAACGTGGCAATTACGGATGACACCACCACAGCGGCAGAAATGTATCTATCCTGGGTGACTACAAGCACAGGAAATTTGCCAATCAAGGTATCATCCACTAAACTCAAATTTAATCCATCCACGGGCGTTTTAACCGCTACGGGCGGGGTCACAGGGGGCACATTCTGATGTGGAAAATCTTGGAAATCCAAGCCGAGGGCGACCTGATCACAGGCGCACGGTATTTCTGCGCTAAAAACGGGGTGGAAACCGAAGGATGGTGGAAGTTTGCCGAGCCAAAGCTGACCGTGCCATTTGCTGATGTGACCGAGGATATTGTGATCGGCTGGGTGACCGCCGACATTGGCGCACAGGTCGAGGCCCGATTAGATGAACAAGCTGCGGCAACCCAACGGGTGGTTGTCGCCCCCTGGTTGCCCCAGGTCTTTACACCGAGCATTTGAGGAATCAATATGGCAGTCAATTTATCCCCTGTCGGCGGCGTAGCGGCGCAGTTCTTTAACAATGATGGCACGGTATTGTCGGGCGGGAAACTCAACACCTACACGGCAGGAACAACCACGCCAGCCACTACCTACACCACTAGCGCAGGGGTTATTGCTCACTCAAACCCGATTGTCTTGAATTCAGCGGGGCGTGTGCCTGGAAGCGGTGAAATCTGGCTAACTGATGGCATCACTTATAAATTTGTGCTGACCGATGCTAACGATGTACTGATTGCCACATACGACAACATTTCTGGCATCAATTCAAATTTTGTAAATTTTACAAACGAACAAGAAATCCAAACGGCAACCGCAGGGCAAACTGTATTTACCCTGACCACCATGCAATACCAGCCTGGGACAAGCAGTTTGTCGGTGTTTGTTGATGGCGTGAATCAGTATGGCCCAGGGGCGCAATATGCGTTTACCGAGACAAGTTCAACCGTTGTGACCTTTGTGACGGGTCTGCACGTTGGCGCATCGGTCAAGTTCACCACAAGCGCAATAAACGCATCAAGTTATGGAACTGCGTTTGATATTTCTTACACAGCGCCTTATACAGGTTCAGTGCCAACAAATGTTGGTGCTAAATTGGCGCAATATGTAAGCGTTACAGATTTTGGCGCTGTCGGAGATGGCGTAACCGATGACACTGTGGCAATCCAAGCCGCATTAGACGCAATTGCATCAAAAAGCGCAAGTAGCATTGGCGGCACGGTATTTTTGCCATCAGGCCGATATTTGATTACTGCGCCTTTAGGCATATCTTTGGGAACGTCAATTATTGGCGAAACATCGGGACTTGTTGGGGTTTCACCAAACCAAAACTCAGGAACAACATTTGTATTAAGCCCGTATTTGGCTAACGGCACAACACAGTGGACGACTTCAACACTTAACTCTGGAAATACGGTTTCTGGTCGAGTGTTGTTTTACATGAAGGGTAGCGGCGGCGTTGTGTCAATGTCAAATTTTGGCGCAATCCCTAACAATGCGTTAACGTCTGACGGAATCTTTTTTTACACAGGTCAGCAAACTGGCGCTTTTGTTAATCAAGGTGTCACTCAAGGTTACTTTGACACTATTCGCCCAACTGCTTTCAGCATTTGTTTTAGCACATCAAAAATGAATGACTGCAATTTTGTAAATTGCGGCATTGAATTTTGTCAGACAATATTTAACATTACTAATGATTCCAATGGTTCAATTGGGCAGTTTTCGGACAACAGGTTTGTCAACACTACATTTTTTGGTTATTTAAACGCTTTTACGGTTGGAGAAGGTAACTGCGCCAATGTGTCGTTTTCGGCCTGTTCATTCCTTGGTAGTGCTGGAATAAATACCAATACATTTATAAATGCCGGAACTAATGCAACATTGATTGAATTTTGGACATTTAGTAGTTGCGTGTTTAATTATTCATCTGCGCCAGGTGGAAACAAAAGTTTGATGCGAGTTTCATCCGGTAATCCAAGGATTGAACGCGTCACTTTTGCTGGCTGCACTTTTTTTGAATGCGGAATTGACATTCAATATATAGCGCCGTCTGTAACAATTTCCTATTTAGTGTTTTCGGGATGTATATTTTATGATTCTCCAACTTTAATTGCATTTGAAATTGATGTTTTGTCAATGGTTGGATGCACATTTATTTTTGATTCATACATTGCAATTTCTGGATTTAACAACTGCGTAATTAGTGGGTGCAATTTCCTTGGATTAAATTCGGCAGGAGCATACGATGTAAATATTACTGCTGCAATCAATACAAATTTTGTAATTACAGGAAACGCATTTAGAAGTGGGAAAGGCGTTGGCATCAGCGGTGGTTCAACAAGTTATAAGGTGCTTTCCAATTTGAATCAAGCTGACGTTACAAACCCGTAAGGCATAAAAATGGCACAAACAGGTTTTACCCCCATCCAACTGTATTACAGCAGCACGACTACCAATGTGCCGTTGGCGGCAAATCTTGCCAATGGTGAACTGGCGATCAACATTACTGATGGCAAATTGTTTTATAAAGACAATGCAAATGCAGTTCAAGTAATTGGCTGGAAAACCACCCCTACATCTGCTGGCGGTACTGGTCTGACCAGCTACACCGCTGGAGACACGGTTTATTACGCAAGTGGTACAGCGTTGTCCAAATTGGCTATTGGTGCTAACACAACCGTGATGACTTCATCAGGAAGCGCCCCACAATGGACGGCGCAAAGTGCGTTATCTGTGGGGACGGCAAGCAATCTATTGTCAAACGCCACCACAGGCGTGATGCAGATTACTGGCCCAGGTGCGGGAACAACCCGTGTGATGACCATTCCAAACGCAAATTTTACTGTTGCTAGGTTGGATGGCGCACAAACATTTACTGCCGCACAAACAATTGAAGGAACAACGCAAATTTTTACGGTGGGTTCTTCCACTAAAAAATTGTATTTTTATCCCGACTCATCGGGTGAGGCTATAACAACGCAAACAGTACAAAATGGCGCTGGAATTTATTTTAATGACACTCTTGATTCGGTGCATTTGCTCACGGGCGGCGCTTATAGGTTATCAGCAAACACCGCTGGTAATGTTATTGTTGAAACCGGCAATTTACTTGTTAATTTTACAAGTGGTTCTAATCACTACATTGCGAAAGCGGTTGCCGAAGGTTCAGACATATTAGGTGTTATCTCAACCACCACAAATTTGCAAACTGCATATTTTATGGGCGTGTCAAGTGCTGGCGAAAACGCCGCCGCATCTGCCATTGGTGTTCGCAAAAACAGTTCAACATCTAGGTCTATAAACGCTGCTGGCACGATCAACGCATCAGGCGCAGACTATGCTGAATACATGACCAAAGCAGGTGATTTCACAATTGCCAAAGGTGATGTGGTTGGTGTTGACGCACAGGGAAAATTGACAAATGTGTTTGCTGATGCCATTTCTTTTGTTGTGAAATCAACAGACCCATCTTATGTCGGCGGGGATGTGTGGGGAAATGAAGAAGCATTAGGTTTGACAAAACCACAAGTGCCAAATAAACGTGAAGCAACAGAAGAACTTGAAGCAGAAACAGATGAAGAATTTGCAGTTCGTCAAACTCAGTATGAAGCGAATAAAGCTGTATTTGATGCTGCATTAGAAATGGCCCGTCAACAAGTTGATCGAATTGCTTTTGCTGGTCAAGTTCCTGTAAATGTTTTTGGCGCAATTGCTGGTCAATATATCATCCCCGTTAACGATAATGGCGCAATCAAAGGCGAGGCGGTAAGTAATCCAACTTTTGAGCAATACCAAATTGCTGTTGGTAAAGTTATTGCGCTTGAGCCTGATGGCAGAGCAAAAATCATTGTAAAAGTAGCTTAAAGGAAAATCATGTCATTAACAAAAGCAACCTACTCAATGATTAACGGCGCTTGCGTTAACGTGCTGGATTATGGTGCTGATTCAACTGGTTCAACAGATAGCAGAGCCGCAATACAAGCTGCAATTGATGCCGCAATGCCAACAAATGGTGCGGTTTATATTCCCAATGGCACTTATATTGTTTCCACTACTTTGGATTGCAGAAACGCCACGGGAAATTCTGTGTCAATTGTTGGTGAAACACGATTGGGCACAATTATTACCAGCACAATTACCACTTCAATTCCTGTATTTAAATTTGCAAACTCTACTGCATCAGAAGCCTGGGGGTCTGGTGTTCAAAATGTGACCATCAAAAAAGTTGGTGCAAAATTAGGTATTGGAATTTTGTGTGAGGGCGTTGTTGGAACGCAAATTACAAATGTCACGTTTTCTAATCTTTCAATTGGTTTGGCGCTTTGGAATACCAATGCTGGTGATTACACAGAACAAATAAAATTTAACGAAACATTTTTTCTTTTTTGCGACAGGGGCATTCAGTTTCAAAAATTTGCCGGTGACCCAAGTTTTCACGGGTCTGGCGGCAGTGCTTACATGGTTATTGATAGCGACCAAATTGGCATTGAAGCCATTGGTGCATTTATCTATAACACCGACATAAAACTCGATGCTGTTGGTTTTGCCAATGGTGCTAATTCACCAGTTATGGTCGAAATTAAAAGCGCGTCAGTGTTCAAAGAAGGCACGGCAAAAATCTACATTGAAGATCAAACTGGCGGCCCAGGTTGCGCGTTCAACCAAATTACTGCGGGGTCATGGGCGGTTGATACAGAGGTCACCGTGCAGGGCGGTTTGGGATACATGGTTGGCACATCACCATTAAATGTTGGCTTTTCCTACGCAAATTTTTCTGATGTAAACGATACAAATTCTGCTGTTGGTAGGTTTACCGCCAAAACATCAATTGCCGCTGCCGCATCCATAATTGGAATGCGAAACAATGTGGATGGTGGGTTGCTTTTGATACGCAATTCAACCAGTGGCGGTGTGGCGCTTGCTGTTTTTGAATCTACTGGGGGTGGCACTGTCACCATTATCACAGACACCAACAGCAATTTTTCAACAACTGTTGTTGCCAGCAAAATCCGGTTGTATTTTGATACTGGGGTGTTTAAGATTCAAAATAACTATGCAACTTCACAAACAGTCACTTACAAACTTGTGAGTTTGGATTAAAAAATTTATTTGGAAAAATAACCATGACCCAGCCGATTGACATTATCACCCGAGCCATGAAGGACATTGGCGCTGTCGCCGCTGGTGAAGTGCCAACGGCAGACGAGGCGCAAGATGGTCTGGATATGCTCAACGACATGATCGCCCAATGGTCGAATGAAAACATGATGGTTTTCTATCGGTCAGAGATCATTTTCCAGACCACGCAAAATCAGGTGCAGTACACCATTGGGCCAAGCGGTCAGATGGGGGCGACATTTACGGGGTCGATTGCTGGCACAACCTTGACAGTCCCAGCTAATGGTGTGACCGCTGGCGGCATTAACATCGGTATGACGCTATCAGGCACAGGCATCACATCTGGAACAAGGATTGTGGGCTTTACAACGGGCGCTGGGGGCAATGTAAACGAGGGCGGGACGTATACCGTCACCCCAAGCCAAACCGCCGCCAGCACCACGATCACGGCCTACTATGAGCGCCCATTGTCAATTGAATCTGGCTTTGTTCGGGTTGCCACACAGCAAGGCGGGACAAACATTGCGGGTGGTTATCTTGACTATCCCCTGTCAATTCTGAGCCTTGAAGAATACGAATCCATCGGTATCAAGCAATTGAACGGCCCTTGGGCAAAAGCGATTTACTACCAACCTTCCGAGTTGCTGGGGACAATTTATGTGTATCCCAACCCGTCCCAAGGCGAATTGCACTTGTTCACCCAAACAATCTTCAGAGAATTTGCCACGTTGAATGACACCATCCAACTGCCACAAGGCTACAACATGGCATTGCGGTGGTGCTTGGCTGAACGTTTGCTGCCCATGTTTGGCAAGGTCAATCAGGTGCAGATTGCCATGATTAACGCCTACGCAGGGCAGGGCAAAGCCACGGTCAAACGCACCAATATGCGCCCAGCCCAGATTGCCCGATACCCTGACAGTCTGATGGTTGGCAGGGCTAAGGATGCTGGCTTTATTATGGACGGCGGCTTCAGATGATTTATAAAAAAATCATGATGGGGGATTCAGATAATGCCTGATTTTGGTTTTGTCGGCACATCCTACGTTGCGCCATCTATCTACCAAGGCGATCAAGAATGCATCAATTTCTTTGCTGAGATTGACACATCTAAGCAGCCTGGGGACAGGGGCATTGTGGCGCTATACCCCACGCCTGGGCTAACTGAGGAAGTTCAACTTTTCCCAACAGAGGTGCGGGGCTTGCACACCATGTCAGGTGGAACTATCCTGATTGCGGTGGCTGGGAATCGGGTGTATCAGGTCAGCACGGCATTTGTTGCCACCCAGATCGGGACGCTAACCACCAGCACGGGGCAAGTGTCCATATCTGACAACATTGACTTGGGATATGGCTTGACTGCTTACATTGTGGATGGCCCTAATCGATACACCTGGGTTGCAGCAACCAACACATTCACCACGTTGCCAAGCACTGACGGCCCTTGGCAGGGTGCATCGGTGGTTGATGTGGTTGACAACTACAACATCTACAACGAGCCAGGAACGCAGAACTGGGCTTGTACTGACCTGGGGTCTAGTCTATCCACCCAAGCCCTTTACGGCACGGCTGACGGGTCATCTGACTTGTTGGTGACGCTAATTGTGAATCAACGTCAGGTGTATCTGATTGGGGAAGTGACCACCGAGGTCTGGACAGATGTGGGCAACGTAATCGCAGGAATTACCAGTTTCCCATTTCAACGAGTGCCTGGGACTTCAAGTCAATCAGGTATTGTTGCCAAGTATTCGCTGGCCCGATTGGGTGAAACGTTTGCTTGTGTGGCAAAAGACAACAGGGGTGCGGCAACCATTGAAAAGATGGAAGGCTACACCTGGGTCAGAATCAGCACTCACGCTGTTGAACAGTCATTGTTGAATTCTGTGGTTTCTGATGCCATTGCTTACACATATCAAATTGAAGGCCATGAGATGTATGTGGTCACCTTCCCCAGCGTTGGGGAATATGGCCTTACTTGGGTTTATGACCTGTCAACCAAAAGCTGGCACAAGTGGTTATCTTGGGATTCCAATCTAGCGGTTTACAAGCGCCATCGGTCAAACTGTGCGGCATTCTTTGCCAATAAAAACATTGTTGGTGACTTTGAAAACGGCAAGATTTACAGTTTGGATAACGCTGTATATACAGACAACGGCAACACAATTCGCAGACTGCGCCGAGCCATTCACCTGACCCAAGACTTACAACGTCAATATTTTGATTCTTTTCAGATTCAGTTTCAGCCAGGGGTTGGGTTGAATCTGGGCCAAGGGCAAACCCCCCAGGCCATGCTGAGATGGTCAAACGATGGCGGTTCTACTTTTTCAAATGAGCATTGGGTCAGCATTGGCAAGATCGGCAACTATGTCAATCGTGCCTTGTGGCGGCGGTTGGGATGGGCGCGGGATAGGATTTTTGAAGTGGCGATAAGTGACCCTGTGAAGGCGGTCATTGTGTCTGCCGAACTGAAAATGTCCGCTGGGGATAACTGATGGCAACCGCAATCCCCAATAGCAACATCAATATCCCCTATTCGGCGTTTCTTGATGAAACCACGGGACGGCCTAGCATTCCTTGGTTGCAATGGTTGATGAATCCCAACATCATCACCTTGAATGTGGCAAACACCAACATCACGGGTGGAACAATTACTAATGTGACGATCAACAATTCCACTATTGGCCTAACAACCCCAGCGGCGGGTAAATTTACTGATTTCACGGCCTTAAATGGGGTCAAAGGGGGTACGTTTTGAACGACCTTGACCTGCCTAGCCATGTTTCACGGGAACAAATAGAAAGCCTCCAGGCCCAGATGGTGACCATGCCACAGGCCGAATTGGTGACAGAACACCAATTTAGCCCTGGTATGTATATGCGGAAACTGTTTCGCCCTGCTGGGACGCTGATTGTGGGCAAAGTTCATAAAGAACCCCACTTCTTTTTATGCGCTAAAGGCGAGATAATCGCATGGACAGAAAGCGGCATGAAGCGCCTCCAGGCAGGGGATGTGATCGAATCCAAGCCTGGGACAAAGCGGGTAACTCTGGCTGTGACTGATGCCATTGGCATTACGATTCACAGAACTGATAAAACCGATCTTGACAAGATTGAAGCAGAATTGATTGAGCCAGATACAACAGCGTTGTTTGATGCCAGAAATGACATTAAAAAGCTAAAAGGGGAATGATATGACTTGGGTTGCAGTAGCAATTGGCGGTAGCGCATTATTGGGCTACATGGGTTCGCAAAGACAGGCGGGGGCAGTCACAAGTGCCGCACAACAGCAATATCAAGCCACCCAAGATGCCGCCGCCCAACAACGAGCAATGTTTGATATTGTGAATGCCCAGCAAGCCCCATACCGTGAAGCTGGCTATGGTGCATTGTCGCAAATCAACACAATGTTGCCGCAGTTAAACAAAATGCCGACAGCGGCAGATTTACGGGCAATGCCAGGGTTTGAGTTTGGTTTAAACCAAGGTGTTGGCGCTACTGGTCAAACCATGAACGTTGGCGGTGGAGGTTCAAACGTTGATCTTGCAAGGCGTAAATTTGCAATTGATTACGCCACTAATGTTGGTTTGCCTCAGTACATGACGCAACAAACAAACATTTACAACCGCTTGGCATCTTTAGCTGGAATTGGGCAAACCGCACAAGGTCAAACAAATCAACTTGCACAAACCACAGCCGGCAACATTGGGCAATTGGGCATAGGGGGTGCATCTGCCCTTGGCGCTGGGCAGATTGGCGCTGCAAATGCTTATGCGGGGGGATTGCAAGGTATTGGTAATGCAGCGACTTTGGCTGGGCTTATAAGACCAAGTGGCACATCTAATGTATCTGGCAGTAACTTTATGAACCAATACAACGCAATTGGGGCGGCATAAAAATGGCAACCTTTAACGTTCCAATGCTTGGCACAGAAATCAAACCTGTGCCCCAGACTTCCCTTGCCGATATGCTTGGCATTGCAAGGGGGGCGCAAGCCTATCAGCAAGCCCAGCAAGTCAACCCGCTGGCGTTACAGCAACAACAACAAGCAACCCGCACGGGTGAAATTGCATTGACTGTTGAAGAACAAAAAGACAAAGAACGCCGCAATATGCAAACGGTTATGTCAGACCCAAATCTGTACATGACTGATGGCAAATATGACCCAAGCAAAGCCGCTGCAATAGCCACCAAAGTTGCCCCATTAACTGGCTTGGCATACCTTAAAGACATGGCAAGTTCTTTTGGCGCACAGGAAGGATTTAAGACTGCCGAAACGGGCACACAATCCGCGCAAATGAAGTTTGCCAATGAACAAGTGTTGGGCGTTGCTGGTCGTTTGACGGGGCTGATCAACAACCCATTGATCATTGCGGCAGAGCAAAACCCCAACGAAATAGACAAAGACAAATTAACGGCAAGGGTTAAAAAATACGCTGATGAACAAGCTGTGGCATTGGGTATTCCCAAAGAAAAAGCCGATCAATTGATTGGCCCATATCTTGAACAAGCCGCAACCAATCCAGCGGGATTGCGTCAGTTCTTAAAAGATAAATTATTGGCAACCCTTGACCAAGGTTCACGATTGACCGCATTGCAGCCAAGTGGTGTGCCGATTTCTACTGGGGCGCAAACAGGCGTTGTGCAAACTGGTCAGTTTGGCCCTTATACACCTGGGGCAGTTTTGCCAGGAACTTTGCAAGATGTGCAAGTGCCGCCAACCACAGAAATTACAAATCCGCTTACTGGGGAAAAACGTCTGATTGGCCCAATGTCTCAGCGTAATGCCCCAGCTTTAACCACAGGTCTTGGCCCTGCACAAACCAGTTTGCTTGGCGCTGGCGGTGCAAACATTTCGGAAGATTTCAAAACAACAATGGCAGATGCAAGGGATGCCCAACCCCGCATTACCATATTCCAAAACATCAAGAAATTTGCCCCTGATTCATTTACTGGGGTTGGTGGTCAGCGCAAGGAATTGGCGGCAGGTATTCTCAACGCAATTGGAATACCAGCATATGAAGCCGAAAAAATTAGCACTGAAGAATTGGCAAAGAACTCTGCGTTGCTGGCCCTTGCTGGTGGCAATACAGATGCTGCACGGGCATTGGCAGAGGTTGCCACGCCTAATAAAAAGCTAAACGAAAAAGCTATTTTGGCAATTGCTGACCAAATGATTGGCATTGAAAAAATGAAAATGGCTAGGGCAAACTTCTTGTCGCCTGTTCAAAATGATGCCGCACAGTATTCACAAAGACAACAGCAATTCAACAGTCTTGCTGACCCACGTTTGTTCCAAGATATGTCTAGAGAAGATGTGGAAAAACTCAGAAAGTCTATGACACCAGCACAACAAGCTGAAATGAGTGCAAAGATTAGGCAAGCCAAACAGTTGGGGATAATTCCATAATGGCAACACTCGCTGAACTTTGGGATGCGCCAGCAGACGTATCCCCCAATCGCATAGCCCCTGATGTGCAAGCCAAGCGAGATCAGGGGTCTTTGGCTATTTTGCAAGCTGAATTAAAAAAAGCACAAACGGGATTAGCTAAAGCAACTGACCCAGGCCAAAAACTGCGGTTAGAGGCCGACATTGCTGGATTGACCAGGGAAATATCCCGTGCGCCAGCAAGCAAAGCCGCACCTATGGCTGCACCTGTTGCACCAGCCGCCCAAGCTATGGCGCAATCACAAGCTGCGCCGCAAGGTACATCTTTTGCTGATCTTTGGGAATCCACTGCGCCAACAACTGAAACCACTAAAGCAACCACGCAAGCAACTCCCGAACAAACCGCCGAACCAAGTGGTATGCGCCAATTGGTTGGCAAGTTTTTAAAAGGCGGCTTAGAAACCCGTGCCGCTGTGCCAGGATTCTTGGCATCTGCCGCTGATGTGGTGGCTGGCGCACCGTCTGCCATTGCTGGCTTGGTTGGATATGGTGCTGGTCGTGTCTTTGGTTTGTCGCCAGAGGAAGCAACAGCGGCATCACAAAAGGTTGCCGCACCGCTTGCCGCACCTGTTGGACGGGCTACGGGCTTGGCAGAAACCCAAGCATATAAACAAGCGTTGCCCACGCAGGTAATGGAATACATCGGCAAAAACATCAATGAAGGGGCGCAATCAATAGCCCAAAAATTTGGTGTGCCTGTGCAAGACGTTGAGGCGGCGATTAACGCTGGATTGATGGCGACAGGCGCTGCCGCACCAAAAGTAATTGGCGCAGCTAAAAAAGCCGCTGGAGAATTGCAAGTGGTCAAGCCTGGGCAAGTGCCTGGACAAGCCGCACAACCTGGGATGGTCAGCATGGGGGCGGCGGCAGTTCCAGATGCCGCGACTATTAAACAAGCCTTGTCGGTTGCAACGCCAGAACTGCAAAAAGCATTGGCAAACATACCGCCAGAAAAAGTCAATCTTCCCACTTTGCAACGGCACATTGAGGCAGACACATTGCCTGTTCCTGTTCGATTGACAGAGGGACAAGCCACAGGCGATATTGTCAAACTGTCCAACGAGCAAAACCGCCGAGGCAAAGACCCATCACTTGCACAGCGGTTCAATGAGCAAAATGGGCAATTGGTTGAAAATCTTGGATTGATTCGGGAAAAAGCCGCCCCTGATGTGTACGGCACAAAAACCATTGAAAACAGTCAAGGCATCATTGATGCGTACAAATCAATGGATTCGGCAAAGACTGCCGACATAAGCAAAGCATATAAGGCTTTGGAAGATGCCAACGGTGGGCAATTTCCTGTTGATGGAAAAGCCTTGGCAACTAATGCAGAGGCTATGCTGGGCAAGAAACTTAAATCAGAATTTTTGCCATCGTCCATCAAATCGCAATTGGAACGGTTTAAGTCTGGTGAACCCATGACTTTTGAACAGTTTGAGGCTATGCGGACAAACCTTGCCGCCGAGATTCGCAAAGCCGAGCGCAGCGGGGATGGGAATACCGCCCAAGCCGCAAGCATCGTGCGTCAGGCGCTTGAAGATTTGCCTATGCAGGGCAGTGCTGCCGCCGCCCTCAAACCATTGGCAGACACTGCTAGATCACTTGCCAAGCAGCGTTTTGATTTGCTGAAAAAAGACCCAGCATATAAAGCCGCAGTGGATGACATTGTTCCTGCTGACAAGTACATTGATAAGTTTGTGATCAATGGGGTCAACAAAAACATCAATACGATGGTTCAGAACCTTGGCAAAGATTCACCAGCCCATCAGCACATGGCGGCGGGAACTGTGAACTGGCTAAAGGACAAAGCTGGCATTGTTGATGAAACAGGCAACTTCTCCCAAGCTGGTTACAACAAGGCATTAAAGAAACTTGACGATGTTAAAAATCTCCAAGAAATATTTAACCCAGAAGCGGCAAGCCAATTAAAAACCTTGGGCAATGTGGCGCGGTACACCCAAGCCCAACCCCGTGGCGCGTTTGTCAATAACTCCAACACCTTGGTCGGTGCTATGGCAGACAAAGCGGCTTATGCAATGGAACAGGGCGCAAACATTGTTGGCGGTGGCAAGATGGGCATACCTATTGGGTCAATGATTCGCAGCAGAGTTCAGCAATACAAGGCAACAAAAGAAACTGAAAAAGCCTTAGAAACTGGTGCTGGCACAAAACAAACGGGGCAATGATGGCAGACATTGACCTTGTTAAATATGGCGTACTCTGGCAAAAAGTTGAGGATTACGAGCGCCGATTTGATGACATGGACAAGAAGATGACCAAGATGGAAGGCCAGCTAGAACAACTGGTGGCCCTTGCCAATCAGGGTCGAGGTGGGTTCTGGGCTGGCATGGCGCTGGTGTCTGCCATTTCTAGTGCGATGGGCTATGTGTCCCATTGGATTGGTAAATCAAATTAATCTGGGAAAAGCATGATTGACTTAACCAAAGCCATTGGCGCTGTTGCTGCAAGCGTTGCCGCACTGGGTGGCAGTTACACGTTAGCCGACAAGTTTGGCTGGTTTGATCGGGCCATTCTTGAATGGTCACCAGAGCATTTTAAAATTGTGGCAGAGGCTGGGCAACCCA